GCGGGTCACGCCGAGATCGGCGAATAACTGAGCCGTGCACTGGCTCGTCATCGGAGCCCCACTCCTCTCTGTTCGTCCACGCCCTAGGGGTGGGAATCTCTACAATACGACCCTTTCCACGCACTGTCACGCTTTCATCCCGGCGCTTGGCCTCAGTCTTCATTGCCTCGTAGAACTCCTGGGGGGTCCGGAACGCCCGTCGGATTTCAACGCTTCAAACGGGTTCGCAACCGCGGGCGGACCAATCGTACCGGCCCTGGCTCTTGATGCTGGGGTTAGCCCGAACTCAGTCAGCATGAGACGGAGCTGCGTGAGCTCGGCAGCCGTCGGGCAGAGGCCGCCGCGCCACATCGTCACGGCCCGCGCATGCGCGTTGCAGAGATGCCCGAGCATGGTCAGGTCGCCCACACTCAATACTCGGGCGGGTTGTAGCACGCCTACGATATTGTTCCACTCATTCAGAGCGTCGACACCGTCCAACCAATCGGGCGGGCCGATGTCACCCTCAACGGTAGGATATTCTGGCTCGGGCTTGTCGCGGCAGGGCTGAATCGTGCCAGCTAGCACCTTCAGGCCGCGCGGCTTCCTAGCTGTCATCGGTCAGAATCCCAAAACATCTGACTGCACGCGTAAAATAGAAGGCCCCTATACGGTCCCTGGGCGTCAGACCCCAGAAATCGACCCCCGCCTCCCCCCCCAGACCCCTCATCGTGCCCCCTGACGCGCCGTCTTGGCGTTGTGGCACGCGCGGCAAAGCGTCTGGAGGTTGTACCCGTCTAGGCGCTTCGGGTCGGTCAGGCCGTCGAACGGTATGATGTGGTCAACGTCCTTCCCGGCCACCGTGCGGCCTCGTTCCTCGCACTTCACGCAGAGCGGGTTGGCTCGTATGTGGTAGTCGCGCACCTTCTGCCACCTTGCGTCGTAGCCGCGCTGGCGTGCCGACCCACGGTCTTTCAGGTCGAAGCGTGCGCGTGTGGTGGCGTTCCGCTTCGTGTGAGGCTCGCAGCGAGCGCCGTGGGTAAGCGTCCGGCATCCCGCTTGGGCGCATGGCTTTGGGGCACGCTGAGGCACTACCCTACGCCGCCTTCTTCTTCTTGGCTGGCGAGTCGCCCTCGACGAAGCTGGTCATAGCTGGCGTGTTAGGGGCAATCGACGTATTGCCGACCGCATCCTTGGTCCCGTGTTCGGCAATCAATGTGTTCTTGACTTCGTCGCATGATGCCCAAGCGGCGGCAAAGACCTTGAGGGCGCGCGTTGAGGCGAGTGCGCTAGAACTGGCAGGCGGTTGACTGAATCGCAAAGTTCGACAAGCGCGTCGAGTCCGGCCTTGATGTGGCCGTTGGGTAGCGTGGCAGCAGACAAACGTGGCCCCTTGAATCGGAGTAAACGAAGGTACAATAACTTAGACGTGAAACGGCAGTGGGGTCAACGACTACGACGATCCTATCGTTGAGTCAAGGCCGCAATAACACCAATTGAACTAGAAAGGTAAATCGTCTTCCGACCTAGAGTCGTTCTGCGTCGGTGCGCCGGGTCGCACGGCTGGCGTCCCGCTCTCGACCTTCCACGCTTTGACATCGGTATACCAGCGGCTTTCGTACTCGCGGCTTTCAATGTCTATGGACGCCGTGATAACCTGACCCTGTGACAGTGCGAACCGGTCGATGTTCTCACCCCATATCCCGATGCAAATTCGCTTCGGGTACTTACCTCCCGTCTCTAGGATGAACTCCTGCTTGCGCCAAGTCCCGTTCTTGCCTTCTCCGGTGATTTCTGAGAGGAGCTGAACTACGGTGCCTTCGATCTGCATTCTGTTCCTTGGGTTGGGTTTTGTGCTACTTGGTTGGTCGTGCGCGGTTGGCTCTGAGAGAACATAGCTTTGCCGTTAACGATGCTTACTGAATAGGTATGTTCCACTTTCTCAAAGAACTCCGCTTCATAAGCCCCTGAGCCACTCAGTGTATCTCTGCTGTGTCAAATGCCACCATCGCCCGCGCGGCTCGCTCAGGTTGTAGACCCAAAACTCGGACAGGTCCCAACGGAACGCGACGATAAAGCAATGAACTCCAAGGCAATGCGCGACGTGCCTGGAGTGCGCAGCCTGGAAGTCGCGCTCGGTAAATCGATCGAGAATCTTCTGTAAATAGCGCCCACCTGACGGAACTGGGTACGATCCGTCGACCCTTGTAAGTTCTATAGTGGCCGCTGGGTAGGGCTCGCCTGACTCGTCACGACGCCACTCCACTTGATCGACGTCGAGGACCCACGCACCATTCCCTAGCGAGTACCGCCAGAGGCGATAGGCTGCGGCACGGTCCTCCTTAAACGACTCGTCGCCATTCAACGCTGCCTTATGTCCCTGCGCGTCGCGCTCGTTCTGTTCGCGCTTGGTAAAGTCGTGGTCGATGCGCCCGCAAGTAGGGCACTGGGCGAGTAGTCCGTTATCGGTGGGTGTTTCCCCAATCGGCCTAAGCGCGTCTCCCTCGCTACCCACTTTCGACACTCGTCGCTCGTTCGACGTAACCCGCCGCCACCAGCCGCAGAGTGAATCCTTCCCTTACTAGCCACTCCCGAAAGTGCGCGATGGTTTTTGCACCTCCGAGCCCTGCGTACAGGTCGTGAGCCGCACCACATCCCGGTAGCAACCCGTCAGCGTCCAGCCGTCCGACATGGTGCGCGGTGTGCCCTCCTTGGGCTCCGAACGTGCCAGCACCGGCGACGTGCCCTGGCCCAGTATATCCGCTCACGCACAACCAGCACGGCAGCTTCCGCACCGCCCGAAATAGCACACCGTACCGCAAGCCGTCGTGGTTGGCCGGGTATTTCGTGCTGAATGACTTCCGTTGGGGCGCATTGGTGGTTCTAACGCCTTTCGTGGGTTGTTTTGGCCCCTTGCCTACGTTCGGGCCTTGCGAGGCTCTCAGGGGCGTTTTGCGCGTCAGTGGCGTTTTCTTCATTTCGCAGCCCAAATCTCCGAGCGGCCATTTTTCTCGCCCGTTCGCACAATCAGCCCCTTAGCTTCTAGCGGCGCAAAGCGCGGGCTAATGCTCCACTTGTCCCGCCCGATCCGCTCTGCCACTTGGGTCGATGTCGCTGGGCCGCTCGCACGAAGGCTCACCACGACCATGCGCTCTAGCGCATTTACGTCCAGGGTTGCGGCGGCGGCGTGGCTTGTCGTTGGGTCGGTTGCTCGGGCGAAGGCGTCAGATTGGCACACGCAGAACTTCCGGCCACAGTTGGCGCACTTCATGACGACTGCTCCAACGTCCGTCGTATCCATTCAGACGGCGTAACGAGTTGACCCGTCGCGATTGTGTCGCGGGCTGCCGCTTGCTGGATCGCCCGCCAAAGTTCTTCGGGCATCCAAATCGACCGCCGCTTCAATGGTTCCCCTCTGCGGCGTTTCTAGCCGCGTCGATTAGGTCGTCGCCGTAGGCGTCACCGTTTTGCTCACAATCGCAAGTGGCGCTGATCTTTATGTTCACGGCCTCGGCAGGCCAGCCGGGCTCCATTCGCGTTTCGCGCTGGCCCGGCTCAATCTCGAAATCGACGGTGATTTCTTCGTAGCACTCGCGGCATACTGTGTCGACGGTCATCGTTCCCTGCTCTCGTTGTGGTCGGACCACTCGCAATCAAACTCGTACCGGACATTGGCTTCGATGTGTTCGCGCCGGTCCTTGTCGGCTGCGCCGTAGGTGGCCTCCCAGTACTCGATCTCTTCGGCGACTTCTAGGGCGATGATGTCTTCGCGGTTCTTCATGGTCTAATCTCCTTGCTAGTTGTTTTCGACTCTCCAATGTATGCCCATGCCTTACGAAGCGCAAGCACTATTTTACGCGGAGTGATTCGACGTAATGGACGGCCTCGAAGTCGCTGTAGACAATCGCCGCACTACCACCGTTCGCAATCTCACGCGCAACGAACTCGACCTGTGCTGGCGAGGGCTTACCCTTCGCTGACTTCATTTCGAGCCAAGCGCAGACGCCGTGGCCCTGGACGTATAAATCTGGAATGCCTGGAGTCTGACGCGTCTGTCGGCCTTGCGAGAAATCGCAGACCGTATACCCGAGCAAGCCGAGCGCGTGCTTCGTCGCCTTCTGGATTTCGTCCTCGCTGCGCGTGTCCTTCACGGCGTCTCGCCTCGACGGTGGTACGTCCGTGGTCGATGCCTCTTCCTCCCAGCCGCAACCGTAAGCCGAGCATTTCGTCCATGCGGTCGGGTCGCCGCAATTTGGGCAAGTCATGACCCAAACCTCCTATCGACGCCAGCCACTTCTACTACGCGGAACGTCGAAAGACGAGAGCGGAACCGCTGAACGTCGGCAGTCGCGGCCCAACGCTGGCAGAGTTCGTCAGGATCGTAATTGCTTGTCCATACCATCGGGTGCCCGTCGCGAGCGTCTAGTATGTCTTCGACAATCCTGAATGCGTCGGGTGTCAGCTTCTCGCAGCCAGCGTCGTCTAGTAGCCAGATCCCAGCGTTACGCCGTGATTCAATCACCGCATCAACCTTGCCACCGCCGTATGCGTCCTGCACGGTCGTGATAAATGCTCGCGCTCGGTCGAACACGATTCGGCCCTTGTAGCCCGATTCGATCAAGTGGCGAGCGATAGAGAACATCGCCTGGGTCTTGCCGGTGCCCGTCGTGCCTTGCATGAAGATCGAATCCATCGACTGCCATTTCTTCAAGCCAAGTAACCTGTCAGCGAACGGCTTGGCCGATCTGATCCCTAGATCGTCAATCGCCAGCGAGCCGTGCTTCTTCACGTTGAACCCGAGCGCAGCCAAACGTTCCATGCTGTCAACGGGTGCGGAGGTGTCAACGTCGCCCTTGGCAGAGCAATCCGCGCACACCGTCGCGTGCAAAGTCTTGCCGTCAAACGTCGTGGCGCTGGTCCTAAATTGCTGCTGGCATTCGTGGCATATCGCGTCGATCTCAGAACTCTGGATCTCCCTCGACGTACTTCTTGAAAGCCCCTTGGTTTGCGGGGATAATGTACCCTCCCGCAGCCTGTCCAACTTTCGCTGAAGGTCCGCTGCGTCTTGATTCCCCATTTTGACCCTCCTGAATTACCGTTTCGATGATGCGCCGGAATAGGCGCTGATTGAAGTTTGTGTGGTCCTCGCCAGACCACCGAAGAATTGCGGTCGCAAGCATCTGCGGACGGTCGCTTTTCGCTGTCGATCCCCACACGCGCTCGTCCGTGCCGGATGGCAAGTACAGGCCCTTGATCGACATGACCGCAAGATCGTTCTCCAATAGATCCACATGGCCCCCAAACTCACAGAGCCAGCTTTTCAGAATCGCGCGCGCTGTAGTTGTGAGAGAGTTAATTCCTTCTTCTTCTTCTTTCTTCTTCTTTGTGGCCGTTCGTGTGCCCGTTCGCGTATCCACTCGCGTTCCGCGTGGTGTTCCGTTAGGTGTTCCGTGGGGTGTTCCGTCTACGCTATCGCCACCCTGGTAAGCTGTATAGTTGCATATGGTTATGACGCTCGGAGTGCGTTCCGTGGAGCGTTCCTCGTGGCGTTCTATCCGGTGTTCCGTCTCAAGCACATTGAGAAAGCGCAAAACCCAACCATTCGAGCGGTTCCATCTAGCACCAAGAAAGCGAATTGACGCCCTGACCTGACCACGCTTGACACCTCCCCCGTCCTGCCACCGAGCCATAGCAATGAGGTCTATCCATGCAAAAGCGTGGCACGCTGGGTCGCCGCTAGTCACTGGATGGAGGTCGTGTGACGGATCGAACAACGCCCGGCTAACCCTGAAATAGCCGCTCATAATTCACACCAAAACACAGCCCGCCCACTCCAGCGCGTTCTCATTTCTCTTTCCCTCTCGGCTGCATCCCGAGCTTTTTGACTTGATGCGCGATGCTGCCGACGTTGCGCTCAAGTGTTCGGCCTATGACATGATATGTGCCACCGGCTTCATACATCGCGATCAATTTGGCGTTTTCCTTGGGCGACCACGCCTTCATCAGCCGCCGTTTCTTCGTCACTCGCCGGACGATCTCGCTGCAAACGTGCCCGTACGTCACTGCCCCGCGCTTGTATCCGAGGATGATCGTGGCCTTTCGTAGAACCGAGTCCGCCGTCTTACCGTCATATCTCCCGCCGTGCCCGTAAGTCTCGTTGCTGGCCCTGTACAGCGGCACCGCTTTCTTAATTGCCGCCAGCTCGTAGGCGTTGAACAGGTCTTCCGGCAACTCGCGGTGTCGGTCTGGGTGTGGGGTCGCGTCTATCATTCGCGCCCCTTCGTGACTATCGCCTTGGAATCGCCTTCCGTGTCAGGGTGGAAGTGGCGGTGGGTCTGTTGCGCGAGCCGTTCTATTTCCGCGCAGAGCTTCACCACCGAACTGTGCGCCTCTTTCATCGCACCAGCCAGCCCGTTTGTGAAGTACGGCGCGTTGGTAACCTCAAGAAGCGCATCCTCGGCCTCGTTCGCCGCGTCCTTGGCGATCTTTAGAAGATGTTGCGTCCGCTCGTTGGCGGCTGCGCCGATCTCTTTCAGCGTTTGGTCTGTCATGCTGGCACCTCAATCTGAGGGTACATCTCAGCGACCAGCGCGTCAGCGCCGTCATCATCGACCGCGCTATCGTCAATCCGCACGCTGCCGATTTCGAGTAGTTGCGCTTCGACCTTCGCACGTTCGGCCTTGAACGTCACCATGCAGGCGTCGAGCTTCGCAAGGTACCTGTCGTCCCGGTGGACCCTCTGGATTCGGCACGGCAGCTTCGGGTTATATGCCACGACATCGAACCACTTGCGCCCCGTCAGGCGCATTAGCGCCTGCACCTGGGGATCGACCGCACCCTCGTCCAACCCGAGCAGATGCTCCATGTGGTGTTTGGCCCCGTAGCATTTAATCTCGAGCCCGCCGTCATCGCCCACTAGCCCGTCAGGACTCCCCCCCTCAGTGCCATCGTAGGACATCAAAAAGCCCGTCTGCCGCACTTCGACGCCGCGAGTGAGTTCGTACCAATTCCGAGCCTCGGGCTCCATCTCGGTGCCCCTGACCATGAAGTCGGTTGTGGCCCCCGAATCAAGCGGTTGGCCCAACATCGTTTCGGCCATAAGCTCCGCGATATACCCCTTCGCGCCTGCCGCGTATTCGTGTTTCTTTTTCGTCATAATGCGCGATGTAGACGCGGTGGGGATGCCAAGCCTCAGTAGGTGCCACTCGACCGAACCTTGGTCTATGTCGATGCTGTAGCACTCGCCCTCGTCGACTAGGACCGGGAAGGCTGGGTCAAGCGGCAGGCCCATGTCTTCGGCCCATCCGCGCACTTGGGCGATTCGTGCCTCGACGCTCATCGCTTGCTCGCCAGTGACGCCAGCGCCTCCGTGTAGCGGGCGGCTGGAAGATCCGACAGCGTGGTGCAGCCGAAGAACCGATAGAACGCGGCTTGGTTGAGCGCCTTCGAGCCCGTGTTGTCCTTCACTTCATCCCAAACAAGTTGAAGGTTGGCGAGCTGTTCGTCGGTGATCGGCTCGTTGCTGGCTGGCGGTGCGCCGTCCGTGTCATCGTCTGCCGAAGTGATGCCGAGTGCGCCGATCAAGCTGTAGCGCATCCCGTAGGTCTGAATGATGCCCGCCTTCTGCTGTGGTGACGCGCCACCCTTGACCTCGTTGGGCAGCGTGACCGTCGTGTCCTCGCGGTGACCCGCAACGTGCCGAAGCTTGCAGACCACTTCGGTATTCTCCGCGCCAGCGATGGTGTCGAACGTCCATGTCAGGCCGTGCCGTACCGCTATTGGGCGGGCGGTCTTGACGATCTCGGACAGTGAAGCGAACCACCCGGCTTTCGTCGTGCCTGAGCTTGTCGCGTGTTGCGATTTGCTGGACCGGATCATCTGCGGGCACTCAGCATGAAACGCCGCCAGTGCCGCGTCGAAGTCCTTTCGGGCCTGGATCGCCGCCGTTTCTTTGTAGAGCGCGACCAGGGCCGTCATGGCTTCCATGTCTACGCCCTTGTCCATAGCGTGTGCGAGTAGTCGCCCGACCTCGGTGCCGCCTTCGTTGGGAGCGGTCATAGCCGTCCCGACTTCTACTCCGTCCTTCATTTTCCGATCTCCTGTTTAGTGTTTGTCAGTCCTAGCTCAAGCTGATGTTCTCCAAGCACGAACCGGGCACCCGGCGACGACGGCCCCACGACGGGAGGCGCGAACCCCAGCGCCTTGAGGTGGAGGTCGTTGCGCCACCTCCTCCCATTCGTACCACGGGTGCCACACCTGCCTAGTCTTCAACAATTTCGGCCTCCCACGCTTCTCCGAAGTCAGTGTTAGCGAAGAGTGATGCTAGCCCTGTCACCTGTTTCATGCGGAGCAATTCGTCTTGGCTCATCCCGATGTGCTGGCATATCCAGCGGTCACCTTTGCCCATCTCCACCAACTCGGTCACGATCTGGCTCATCAATTCGATGTTGTGTGTGCCTCGAGCGCGGTTGTGCCGGATCGTAGACGCCATGCGGTCGCCTACTTCCTTATCCAGCACCACCACGGGCAGCAACCCGCGCTCGCGTGTGCGAATTCGCTCTGAGTCCCTAATAATCAGATAGCGGTGGAACCCATCAACTACGATGTACTGGTCGTTTTCCGCGTCGTAAACCGTCACGACTGGTTGCGTGTAACCATCTTCCCAAATTGACGTCTCAAGTAGTGACATCTCGGGAGGAGCGACAGAGTTCGGGTTGTAGTCGTTTGCGACCACCTTCTCTAACGGCACAGCTCGAACGTCATATGTGGGCGAACGAAATCCCTTGCCATACCCCCCGGTGTCGTGGCTTTCGTCGCCGTGCAGGGCTGGCGTAAATACACAGATCAATACAGCAGGGACGTCACCAGTGACCTCGAACGTGTGATCGTCGTGTTGGTCTAGCGTGTACAATGTGTCGAACTCAATAGGGTGAACGGTGCCTGACCTTAGGTCAGTCAACAGCCCCCCACCGCTCGCGCAGTAGCAACTTTCCATGTGATTTGGGTAGTGCCAGTGCAGCGCCCCCCCCCCTGGCTCAACGACCGTGCGCGTTACTGTGTGCCCCACGCCGTCTGACGCAAGAAGGAACCGATTGCTTGTTGTGCCGCCCGTTTCAACGACACGGCCCCTCGCGGGAAGATCACCGCCACGAACAATTTTCATTACTTAGCCCCCCTAGTGAATGTGTGATACTTGGTTTGGATCTCACGCTGGCGCTGTTGCTGCTCTAGTGTCGGAGCCAGCCCGAGGTATTTACAAGTGTGGTCGTTCTTTAAGATGGTGAGCGCAAAACGCTTCCAGCTTGTGACCATACTGGGGTGAGCGCTCAGGCAGTCTAGGTCGTCCGGTGGACGCATACGCACCCGCTGTAAGTCGTTGCCGCCGTGTGGTGTCGTGCCATTGATCTTGAACTCGACCCCATTCTCCTTCATTTCACTTATCACGCTGGCCGGTAGTCCGCGCCCCACCCTTGCCCAATAGCGCAGGGATTGGATGAAGCGCCTACGAAAATTTCCCGCCACCTCCTCAGGCAGCGTAGCGAGTAGGAACTTGGTGAAGCTTTTCCAAGTGTGACCCTCTGGGAGCGCGAAGCTTCGGTAGTTCAGTTGCTTGCCATAGGTCGCTATGAAGTTCGCCCCAGCAACGCGGGCGCAAAGCCTAGCCCAGGTGTGCGGGTCGATCACTCGATATAGGCCGAGGCTTGACTTGCTCTCGCTCATAAACGGAGAGGCAACGCGCATCACACTCACCGGCACACCGGCCTTCCAGAATACGTCGTACAGCTTGTTGTAATCCCACTCGTTGCGTTCGTTCGCTACCCATATGTCTTCCGTACCCCAATCGTAAATCGGATAGCAGTTGTAAGCGTGGTTGGTGTTTTTCTTCGTCCACATCTTCCCGCCGTGGGTTTGCTTTTGGGCATTCATGATCGCCCGCCAACGGTTCAGGCTCTCTGCGGTGCGTATACCAATTAGGTTCGCGCACAGCTCGCCCTGCGAATACCACTCAGCGAACCCGTCCCAGAACCGCCCGAAGTCCATGTTCTCGCGGAAGAAGTCAAACCTGTGGTTCTCCGAATTGACCACATAATCATCCTCCGGCATTGGGCGCACCCACCGCTCCCTGTCTTTCTCACCCCAGCACTGCCAATCCACAGCGTAAGAGCTAACCGTGCAGGGCAGCGTTATTGGCATGCAGCACCAGTAGATGTCGAGCAAATCGCGGTTAGCGCGGAGAATGCGGTGCATGAAGTCTACGGAGTATTCGTAGTTCGCCTCGTTGTCTAGGATTTGCACGCCAATCTTGCGGGTGATGTTGTTCGCTCGCATGAAATCGAGAACGAGGTTAATCAACACGCCTGAATCTTTGCCGCCACTAAAGCTGATGTAGACACGCGGGAACTTGTCGAAGATGTAGCGCAACCGCTCTTGCGTGGCGTCGTACACGTTGACCCCCATGTATTTCCTAGAGGCGCGCAGGTCGCCGTCCTTCATTTGTCACCCCTTGCAAGTGTGATTGTCCATTTGCCGCCAGTGTAGCGACCGTGCGCAAAGACCTTCATCGGATCTCTCCCGGTTGTCCGTGTTCGCGATTGAATCTGTCCGCTGCGGCCTGTTGCTCGCCCATCGCCTTCGCGGTTGCCCCGCACGAAGCGCACAGCGGCTCCGTAGCGCCTTCGGGTATCGGTCGCGGGCATAGACTGCATTCCATCCAGCACTCGCGGCAGAACGGCGCGTCTTCTTCTATCGCGTGGCCTTCGTCGCATATGGTCATTCCGTGCCCCTTGTGTACAATGGTGGCGGCGGCAGTAGCAACGCCTGCGCGTAAAGGTGAACGCCCGCTTCTTCTTCAAGGCGCAGCAGTGTGGCCTCTGCGTGGATTGCAAGGTCCGCGCGACCGGCGAGCATCCTGACCAGCGTTGTCGGCGCGATCACTAGGCCTGTTCGGTTGATAACCTCGCCACGGAACCACGCCTTAAATCTCCCCGGTGGGCTACATGGTTGCAAAATTGAGTAGGCGCTTTGAACGCGATTTGTGTAGGTCACTTGTCCTCCTTTGGGTTAGTTGGTACGTCGATGTCCTTGTCCGTCGCTTCTTTACAGGTCGGGCAGATTCCGTGTGTGACTCGCGCACCGTTTTCGGCCAGCCATCGGTCGGTTGAGTTGCGGTACTCGCCGCAGCGTGAACACTTGCGAGCGTGTGGCAGCGCGTCCTTAGCGTCGGCAACGCTGACCGTGACGGTGAGGATTGCTACGATAAATAGCAGCGCCGCACCGACGCCGATTATGAGCGCGGTCACTTGACCATCTCGTTGCGTCGTGGGAACATCTCTTCGGCGTCCTCGCCGTCAGTCAGCGCGTCGAAACACTCAGTGCAAAAATTGCCGCACACCTTTTCGGTGTACCCGTAATCAACGCACCCATAATCCGGCGCGCCCTTGTCCGTCACGGTCAGTGTGTGCAGGCCGATCTCGTAACAGTGGGGGCAGAAGTCGGTGGCGCTCATTTGACCACCCGCCCGTTGCCTGAGCAAGCCTGACAGCGCACCACTTGCGGCTCGTTAGGCGTGTGACCAATCGGTCGAATGAGGCTTGGCACTTCTATGCACCCGCAGCCCTTGCACGCTTTGCACTCGACGCCACGAAGGTCGAGGACCAGTTGACGATACTGGCGGTCGGCTTGGATCGCGGCCACCGCGTCACCGTCGCCGCCGAACGTGTGATACCTCTGCACCGCTTCCTCCGCGTCTAACCGAGCCGCCGCGATTAGCTGGGCATCGCTTGTGTGTTCTGGCGCGGTCATAGCTGAATCCTCACGGCGTCGTCATCTAACAGTCCTACCGACCCGTCGTGTAGAGTCCAGTATCCAGGGTGATCGGCATAGGGCCCGTCAGTCCAATCAAGCCAAAAGCGGCCACCCATGACGCTCGCCTCGCCTCCACAACTACAGTCCGACATCCCGCACAACTTGCGCTCGGCCCGTCTCACTTGGCTCCGCGTCAGGGTCGCCACGCCGCTCGGGTCGGGGCGCGGGATCACCACAGCTTCCGTTCCGTGGAACGTGTTTAGCAGGGTGAAGGATCGGGTTGATGCTTTTGCGTTGCTCATTTTTAACACTCCCTTGCATGGAGGAAATCACTTACCCGACCAATATGCACTCGGCGGTGGTGGAACGCAAGTACTTTCAACCAAGGGTGTAAATACGAAACCCGACCCCCTTTCGGGAACCGGGCTTCGCTGGCGGCTAACTGTGTCGGGAGGTCCGAGAGAACCCCCTGCGGAGAGCTAGCCGTCGACCCCGAAGGGCAGCAAAGGTACTCCGCGCTCGGAAGTTATCAGTGTGGCGCGGTTATTGCAACAGACGATAGGCCGGTACAGAGGCACGCCTGCCGTCTAGCGCCTCACGCACAACCTCAATGCGCTCAAGTCGGTTGGCTTTTTTTGCAGAGCGCAGGCGCTTGCGCGTGGCTTCCAGACCAAGCCCGAGCAGCTCGCCCCACTCGAACGTGGTGAAGGCGTCTTCCGGCCCTCCTACCTTCGCGAACACTTCTTCGAGTAGGGCGAGCTGTTCTTGTTCGGTCATTTTGCCCCCATTGTTTTTGAGCGTGCGGCTGGGAACAGAATTGGGTGTACTTGGTAGCGTCCGTCTTCGATCACGATGACGACGAGCCCTATATCCGCTAGGCTTTCGGCAGCGATTCGATAGACAAATTCAGTTGCGAACTGAAACGCGGGCATGGAAATCAGCCGCGTCACGCCCCGATGGTCTGGCCCCGAGTCCATGAACTTGTGGTTGTGCGAACGGATCGCGAGGTCAGGCGGGCGCATCGCGTCGAACACCTCGGCAATGTTGTCCGGCTCTGCCTTCATCGCCGTGTACATTTCGAGCATCTGTTCTGCGAAGACATCGAAAGCGTAGAGCTTGGAGTAACTGCCCTTGGTGTGCGCTCGCTGAGCCATGCGACCGTGGTGCGCGATGTCAAGCCGCACACCGTCAACCTCTAATCGCCTACGATACGAGCTGGCTTTCCCGGTGTCGGGGTCCATTTTCACGGGCCAACCCTCTGCCTTCAACACGCGGGCGATGCCTTCTTCAACTTCCGCAGAGCGTCCAACGTGCGAAGGTGTGCCGCGCATCACATGGACAGCCGACGGCTTGAGTGCGAGCGGCTCACGCAGTGAATCGACCGCGCACCGCAAGTGAATTCCCGTCAACACCGACGCGATCTGGCTAGTGCGGTGGTGGTCGCCGTCGATCAAGTCGCCGTTCAACACTAGGTCAAAGGGCGACTGTCCGATAATGCGCTTGGCTTGCTTCCAGCCATCAACCCACTGCGCCCAAAGCCAGTGCTGCGCTTCTGACGCTTCGTATAAGCCGCCGTCGTCCAGCTCCATGCCCTCCGGTGGACACAAGCCCACCGTAGATCCGCAGTGGGTGTCTCCACATATCGCAATTACTCGTCTGGCCACTAATCACCTCCAGCGTTTCCCCGGTACTTTGCCGCCGTGTCTGGGGAGATTGTGCGGCTCACTTTTGGTGTTCGATCGAAAGGACATTGACCTTCGGTATCGACGTGACACCACGAAAATCGGTCGGGTTCTTGGTGTCCTGTTCTGACGCGACCGCAATGGTGTCGTCGTCTTCCGCGACTACCCAACCCGTCGTGCGCATTATTGCACACGCAAAGTCGACGCCGAGAGACCAATCAGAGCGCAGGCAAGCGTCGGTCCAGACGACCACGACCAACCTCACGATTCAGCCTCTAGCCTGTTGGTGCCGCAGTACCCGCACACTGGCCTCCACCCGTGGTTTCTGGCTCCGCAGATGTCGCATGACCAGCGCACGTCTTCTTTGTGTCGTGGGCGACGGGCGCACACCCACGTCGACTCGTCGGCGTCCTCTCGGTAAACAAAGAAGCGGAGGTCGGCGTCGACGTCCACGCGTCATCCAGCGAAGTCGTCGTAGGCTGAAACTAAGTCGCCAGAGTTGGCGAGTTGTGATCTGCGGTCGCGCTCGATCTGGATCATCTCGACGTTGGCCGCGTAGCCAGCGATGTCTACAAGGGTGTCGCGGGTGACGGAGTGCATTCCCCTGGAGATTTTCTGAAGGACGTTGAGTAGACAAACGTCCTCGGCGCTGACCGTCCTACCTAAGTAGGTCGACCAAAGCCCCGCCGTCCTAGTGTGGTTGTCGAGGGGATGCCCGTAGTCGTTCGGTCGCACACCGTGAACAGCCGCAGCAGCGTCATCCAGTATCGTCGCCATGTCATAAGCTATGCATACGCGCAGAAACCACAACAACAACGACCACCACTAGTGCAACCTTGCCCACCGATGGCACGGCGTCGGCGATACGCTTGACGATATTTGGATGCTCGAAGTAGTCGATCAATACGTCACGCGCAGCGATTCCCGCAGCCATTTCTGCGATTGTCGTACGGGCTAGCGATATTTGTACCGTCTGCTGTGCAACGAGCGCGGCTGCTGCGTCATAGAGTTCCACCACACGCACAACCTCGGCCTCGGCATTGATGCGAGCCGAACGCTCGGCACTGACAGCGGCGACACCAGCCGCCTCCATCGAATCGACTTGCACGGCCACAACGTCCGACACTTGAGCGCGTATCCGGTCAGCCAATGCGGCGTGATCGGCTTGCTCGTTGACGGCTTGTTCAACGTATCGCGCGCGGTCGAGTTGCCAGCTATCGCGCTCGGCCCGATACACGGAGTCCGTGGTCGCCAGATCAGACGCTAGGAGGGCTATTGAGTCGCCGCGAGCTTCGTACAGGTGTAAGTACACAGCTGCTGCCTTGTCAGCGGTTACAGCGCGAATACGGGCGTCACGCGCTTTTGCTTCTGAAAACGTCCAGCGGCCTAGAACCGTGAACGCCAGGAGCAGGAACGCGACGAACGTGATCTGTCCGCGCGTCATGCGAGCCTGCGAATCCCTAGCAGTCGCTCCTTGCGGTACGGTGCCACGCTTACGGCGTCACCTTGGTTGCCGCCCAATATCAAAACGTTATCACCTTGGACGCCCGCGAAGATGCCGACGTGACCCGGCGCGTCAATCACTTCCGGCCCTGGTTGGACGCCCGACCCACGCGAGAGAATCACCACGTCGAACCCGACCACGGCGTCTTCGAGGTTGATGTGTCGCCCAACTTGTAGCCACGACCGCGCCCGCAGAGACTTGGAACGCGGGAGTCGGAGCAACCACGCGCAGTAGTTGGCGAACGCGCTGCACCACGGCACGGAATCGTCCTCGGGCCAATCGCCGTCGAGTTTCAGCATCCCCAGCACGATCGGGTTAGACTTGGAGCCGGGTACTTCCTTCGTGCCGACGAACCTCTGTGCGATGTCGAATAGCGTGATCTGCATATTAGTCCTCTGGATATGGTTTTTCCGACTGAGCCGCGACGTGGTTGTCGTGGATGTTTTTGAGCTGGCCGAGGCCTACCGTCGCCAGTGCTAGGCTACCGAAGACGCTAACCCACTCACCGCCGATCGTCATAGCTGGAATATAGGACGCAGCCGAAAGGGTCATGCCGATCACCATTTGGCGCGAGGCCAGCCAGCGATCCCACCACTTCGCGTTAGATCGGCGACGTGTCATCGTCCCTCTGTGATTCGGATTCTCCACGCCTCAAGTGCGTTGACGTCTTTCTCAAGCGTCTCGACCCGTAGCAGCACCTCTGCCGGTGGATGGCTCTGATCCTTGAGATCGCGAACATCGAGATAGGAGTTGAAAGCAAGACCGGCCAGCGTGAAAACCAAGGCCACCAAGACTTCGTAGCGAACGCGATGCCAAGTCGCCTTGTACCCGTTGCCGCCGCCGCCATTCCGCTGTTCACGAAGCGCAACCACCTCTTGCGTGAGAAGGCGAATCGCTGCTGCTGTCGTATCTCCTACCGCCAAGTGTTCAGCCCGTAGTTTTCCGAGTTCGTCCGTTGTCACCTGTTCCCGTCCTCCGCTGTGACTCGTCTTGCCATAGCTCTGTGAGGGTGTCGCGTAGCAAAACTAACGCGATAGAAAGGTCACGGCGCATATCTGGCGACGGTGCGGTCCAGCTCTGGCGTTGCTCGGCGTTGTCCATGCAACTATCGGTGTCCCCGAATCGCCGAGTTGAGCGGTTCTTCGTCGAGGCGCTGCTGGAGGGTTGCTTCGCTCATGCTATTCTACGGTAGCCGCTGGCGCTTCTACGACTACTTCTTTCTCTGGCTCTACGATCACTCGACCGTTCTCGTCGGTCCAGTCGGTTTCGATAATGTGCGGATCGCAACGCTCTGCCACGACCATCCAACTAACGCTATCAGTGGAAGCCGCATCCTCACAGGCAATCGTGAGCGTACTTCCTGCGACTGATCCACGGACCTGAGCCCAACCGGAGTCGTTCTGTATCCACACCTGTGGGTCACGGCAGAGTAGCTCCCATGTGCCTGAAGTCATGTCAGCGGCGGCATCTAGATCCACGGTCGCGGAGCCCTTAGACAGTGCGGCTACGCCACGATAGATCAGGTCGGCGCGTGGGCCTTCCACGAAGCTGTGTACGAGGTGATGCGTGTCCTTCTTGGCTGGTAGCGGGTGGTCAATTTTGAAGCTACCGGAGCCCTTGGATAGAGCGCCTGTCACGGCCAGGTTGGAGGAGAGGGTAGCAGCGCCTGAGAGGGCAACAGTGAAGTTTGCGATGCCGCCAGACCCGTATACAGTAAACGGGCCTTGGAATGCGTAGATTCCAAAACCTCCGGCGCCGCTGCAGACCAGAAGTGAGCCGCTAGCTATATATGGACCAGTGGAGGTCCATCCCTGAGAGTGTGCCCGAAGCGTGACGGCGGTTGTTCCGGCGGTCCACTTTGAGAAGACTGCACCAGCAGTACCGCTGGTTGTATTGTAGAAATCCGAGGCGTATACACCGCTGTTCGCGGCTTGTGTTGATGTGATCGTGTCCGTGACGGCCAGGGTGGAGGAGAGGGTAGTCGCGCCCGTTACGGCCAACGTGGAAGAAGCAGCCAGCGTGGTGAACGCACCTGACGATGCAGATGACGCTCCCACTGTCGCACCGTCTACCGTGCCACCGTTGATGTCGGCAGTTGTAGCTACGAGGCTTGTGAGCGTGCCGACGCTAGTCAGGCTGGAGGCAAGGACGTTCGAGGCCAGCGTGGCCCCTGTGAGCGTACCAGCGGGGGCTGTGCCTGTGATGTCGCCCGTCAGGTTCCCGACGACACCACCCGTAGCCGTGACCGCGCCCGTCAAAACGGATGTGCCTGTCACGGCCAGCGTGCCCGTCACTGCCGTGTCGCCGCCCACCGGGGCTATCGTGAAGTCGCCAGTTGCTCCCGTGGTGAAGTCGGTGTAATTGCTCGCGTCATACGCAGCGCGTAGCTGTGCAGTGGTCGTGGATGTAAACGCTCCGGGCTTTAGTGCCATTTTTTTATACCGTCCCTATGAGCGAGGCGAAATCGCCCAAAATTAGAAATGAAGCGTTGCCCGAACTCGCGCTGTCGTCCGGTGTCACAAATCCCGAATGTGTTGCGTCGGTCACCATATACGCAGCCGCCGTGCCGATCTCCGTCACAGTAACAAAACCAGCAAAGTCAGTGTGAGCAATGACGACGCCCATTCCAATGACAGGGCCAGTCTCCTCTCGCCACTGGTTGCTGGATGCTATAGCTCGGCTTGCCATAAGATTAGATCACGTCGTCTGATGGACGTTCGCCAGCCGTGGACGAACCCGTAGTGCTGTCGTTGCCTACTACCACGTCATCGCGACGTGTGACAAGTCTGATAATGCCAAGGATAATCACAATCGGTACCGCGACCGATACGAAAGTTTCGAGGGTTGTCATGGCTGGCTCCGTGTAGGTGTTAGACGAGTGTGCATTCGGTGGTGATCGAGCCCGTGTTCGACCAGTCGTCAGGGCTCACGTCGTTGTATCTGATGCGGTATGAGTACAAAACGCTCGCATCTTTGTTTGTTCGCGAAATCGACGCCGTTCCCGCTGGGACGCCAGTGTCTAACGTGGCCCACGAGCCAGCGCCAATTTTCTCCTGTATGGTGCCGAGCGACGGCCCCTGCATATCCAAATTGATCGTGAAATCTACGCAGCCAGTACAGCCGACCAAGCACGTTCCTGGGTCGGTGCTTTGAATGATTGAGTCGATCACTGGGGCGGTCGAGTAGACGGCAGCGCCCGAAGATATTCCCGCGCTTGCACCAAGCATCGGGGTCTGTCCGGCCTTGTAGGTGTACGCGCCCGACGACGATAGTTCGTGGACCGTAACTGAGTCGTCGAAATAGCATTTCACACCAATCGCGAACCACTCACTTACTGTCGCGGAGACGGTGTACGTCGCCACGTCGCCGACGTCTGTCGTGCTAAACGGCGTCGTGAAGGTATCGAGACTTGTATTCTCCGAAGCACCCATAGACCGGATTACGAGCTTCTGAGTGAGTACAGCGTAAGCCGCCGCAACGTACCCCGACGGCACAACCCACGAGACGGTCAATTTACCGTAGCCGACGGTCACCTCTAGGTTCGTGCCGACGTTGAGTGCTGTTTGTGTGTACGAGGCCCAATCCCCAAGGACGTGTGGGGCGACAAATTCAGAGGGCGCGTTCCCGTTCGCGACCTGAAATGGATTGACGCGGAGATAGCCCGAGGCGGCGTGCGTGCGCGCGTATGGGCTCTCAACGCAGTCAGCAAGCGTTACTGAGCCCGTCTTGGATAGTGCCGCGCCGACTGTGTTTAGTGTGACGCTCATAATAGCGCCGCCACGATGAACCCAATGGCCGTGAGTACGGCGAGTTCCTTAATGGCTTCCACCACAAAAGGCAAAAGCATTTCTGGCAGAAAGGCTAAGTATCCCTCTTTGATCGGCGAGGCCCGTATAGCCTGCGGTGCGATCTTCGCAACGTCTTGCGCGAATAGTCCAATGCGCTCCTCGTTAGGGTTCAAGCAATCACACGAATCAAGGGCTAGCTGGTTCCATCGATAGTAGATCCCGCGCAACTGGAAAAGTTTAAGGAGAGCAAACCGCACACGACGTGTCTGCCTCTTAAACCGAACGTCTGAGGTGTTTGACGTTACGTCGCCCGAGAAGCTGGCCGTGGTGCCCGTGATGCCACCAGTAAACGCGCCTCCCGAATTGGGCATCAGCCCGAGCGCTGTGTGTATTCCTAGCGTGTGCCGTCCGGCGTTGTAATACTGAGTGTGATCGTCGTCAGCCCTCCCACTCAGTGCGCCGTGATCTACAGCTAACGCATCAATGACCGCCTTCGTAAGCC